GCTTGAGGAATTGCCACGTCAGTATATAAGAATTGATCAAATAACAAGGGTTTAAGGTTTCGGTTTACCCGTTCTTCATTAAGGTATTTAATGAATAGGTTTTCGTATTTTCTCAGACTATCTGAAGAATATTTCAAATAATCCCAATCGCACGGAATTTGATATTCAACTCCACTTCTGAATACCGAACCACATTGTCCGTAGACAAAATTGGATAAAACTAAGAATAGGATAAGAGTTAGTCTGTTCATACTTCAAATATAAGTAATTTGTTTGTATTTATTACTATGAATCTAAAGAAAATTTTAGTTGAGCAATTAAGTCCTGAATCTGATTTCGGGAAAATCCTTGCCATTAAAAAAGGAACGGTAGATAAAACAGATATTGAGTTCAGTTCAGAATACATTAATGACTTTGATGACAAATATGTGTATTTCGATTTTGATGATGCTGAAAATTATTTGAAATATTTTTTGGATCCTGAGTATGCTGAAGATGGGTACGGTATAGAGGACATTGACCAATGGGTATATGCGTTAAATTACGGTTTCCGTGATAATGAATACTTGGATTGGAGTGCCGTTGATGATGAGTGGGAAAGTGGATACCCAGTTGATATATTAAATACAGAAAACAAAGAAAAATTAGATAAGATTATTTTATTATTGAAACCTGATGGTCAGGATTTGATTGAAAAATCAAGCTACGGTACTCGTGTGTTATATAAAGATGCAGAAAAAATAACAGCATTTCTAAAAGGATACGATACCATTAAAAACCCACTTTTGGATGTATACCACGATGCCATAAATGAATCTCATAGTGTTGCAGCTAGTAAAGATATTGAAGAAGACGCAGAAAAAATGTTAGAACCTTTGGGTTTTGAGTCCGATGGTAGAAATTTTCATTACTATAAAATTCCTTTATCTAATCTTGCTTTACTATACTCAAGGTATTCAAATAATGTCAACGACGACATAACAACCGTTTTAAGAAAATCTGCTGATAAACTATTGAAATTCCCATCTACCGACAGCGTTTGGGAGTATTTGTCGGAATCGGAAGATGTTGAGGTGTTTAATCGAGGTTATCAACCAACGGCCTCTGAAATATTGGATAATGCATTAGAACAGGTTTTGGAAGAATCAAAAGACCTTGAAGAGTATAGAAAAATCTACAACTACATTTTAAAAAATTATGGGTTTGAAAAAAAACATCGTATTCCAAATGTCGGTACAGATGCAAACTCTAATATTGGTTTTTCGGTTGATTCAGTAGATCCAACAACAAATAAGTTGGATGTAAATTTTGAACAAAATTGGAGACGGAAAAAAACAACAATGACCTTTTCAGATTTTATCAATCTATTGAATAATACAAGATTATTCAATTTTGGTGACATCTTCGATTAATAATCAAGATGTTTCTTTAATACCTCATATAGATCCTGAATTTGATCCCCATCGAAGAAAATCAGATCATCAGAAATTTTATCTTTGATAGATAGACCAATCGAGTCAAAAGTCAAAATGTTATCACCAACAACAATAGTTGATTCATCTTCAACATCTTCCTGTTCAGTGTCGTCAATATCGGAAAGGGAATTATAAGACTTCCAATCATATTTGTATGCTTTGTAGATGTACTCATATTTTTTGTAACCAAGTTTGTTAACCAAGTCCTCAGCCATCCAAATTGAGTTTTCAACATCCTGTAAAACCACAAACTCCTGATTCGAGTGCATATTGTAGTATCCACAAGAAAAGTTGATACAAGAGAAGTCACCCTTTTGTTTGATTTGTGATACATCCGTGTATGGGTGAGTCTGTTCTGAAGCCACTGTATCCATCCAAGTCTCAAACGTAGATTTGGCAATTTTGATGAACTCACCTTCATCATCGTATAATTTAACACCCCAACAAATACGAGTAATCAGGTGATCACCAGGTGCGTCGAATTGAACAGCGTAACCAACATCTTTTAAGAAATCTACATCACATCGTTGCGACCCGTGACAACCTGTTTCTTCAGAAACAAACAAACCAATTTTTACTTTCGGAAGGATACGGAGTAACTCTAATGCGATAAAAACACCAGCCTTGTCATCACCACCAATACCAGTAGGTTGTCCTGACGGTGTATATGATTTTAGAATATCAAACTCAGTAGAATCAAAAGTCTTTCCGTAGGTGAATGGTTTTGATGAACGTTCTTCTTTAACAACAATTTCAGGAACCATTTCGTGAACAGTATCGGTGTGTGCGATAAACATCGGATAAAATTCTCCATCCATCAATTCTCCTTTGGTGATGTAAATGTTTTGTAGATCATCACGGTAAAATGAAACACCTGACATATTATCAATTTCAGTGCAAATGTATTCGACGATCTTTTCTTCCTTGTAGGTTTTAGATGGTACCGATAAAAGTGATTTGAATCTATTGAGTTGCTCTGTTTTCATAGTGCAAATATATGAAAAATTTTGTTAATAAAAAAATTTAAGGGGATTATTCATCCCCCAAAACTACTTCTTCCTCTTTTAGAACAAGTTGGTATTCACCTTCAGTCGTGATCCTTTTACGTAGAACTTCTTCTGAGATCAAATCTTCAATTTGTTCTTGGATCGCTCTCTTGATAGGACGTGCTCCATACTTCTCATCAAAACCAATCTTTGAAATGTGTGAACGAACTTCGTCATTGATGTTGATAGTGTAACCCATTTTGTTGAGACGATCAAGAAGTTTTTGAAGTTCAATATCTACGATCATCTTAATCTCTTCTTCTTTGAGGGGATTAAACACTACGATTTCATCGACACGATTAAGGAACTCGGGAGTGAAAAAGTTTTTCAGTTCTTTTTGAAGGACTGACTTCTTAAGTTCTTCGTTATTACCTGATCTTGAGTTAGTGTCAAAACCAACTCCAGTTCCAAAATCCTGTAGTCTTCTGACACCGATATTCGATGTCATAATAATTAAGGTATTCTTGAAGTTAATTTTTCGACCAAAGCTGTCAGTAAGGAACCCGTCATCCAACATTTGAAGAAGAAGGTGAAAGATATCTTTATTTGCCTTTTCTACTTCATCAAATAAAACAACAGAGTAAGGTTTGTTTTTTACTGCTTCGGTGAGTTGTCCACCTTCGTTGTAACCAACGTAACCTGGAGGTGAACCGATCAAACGTGACATAGAGTATTTTTCTTGATACTCTGACATATCAACTCGGATAAGTGCTTCAGGGTCTCCAAAGATTTCTTCAGCCAATCGTTTTGCCAAGTGGGTTTTACCAACACCAGTAGATCCAAGAAAGATGAATGAACCAATAGGTCGGTTAGGATCTTTAATTCCTACACGGTTTCTACGGATTGACTTAGATATTTTACTTACCGCCTCTTTTTGTCCGATTACGGATTTGCTTAAATTCTTTTCAAGATCAAGAAGAGCCTCTGCTTCATCAGAAGTTAGTTTAGATATTGGGATTTTTGTCATCATAGACACAACCTCATAAACCATATCTTCGGTAATAATTTGACGATTATTTTGTTGTTGTGATTCAAACTTTTTCTTTTCTTCTTCAAGTTTTTTGAGGATTTTTTTCTCTTTGTCACGAAGTTGTGCGGCGTCTTCGTAACGTTGTTGTTTCACAACCAATAGTTTTTCATCTTTAATGTTAATTGATTCCAACTTGAGTTGCTCAATTAGTTCAGGGAACTTAACGTTAATTTGTGATTTTGCACCAACCTCATCCAAAATGTCAATTGCTTTGTCAGGAAACTCACGGCCAGTGATGTAACGACCTGCTAATTGAACACAAGCCTCAAGAGCTTTATCTGAGTAGGATACCTTGTGGTGTTTTTCATATTGAAATTTAAGTTGTTTAAGGATTTCCAAAGTTTGTTCAGGGGTTGATCCGTCAACAATTACTTTTTGGAAACGACGATCAAGTGCCCCGTCTTTTTCAATGTGTTCACGATATTCATCCAAAGTGGTGGCACCAATACATTGAAGTTCACCACGTGCGAGTGCGGGTTTAAAAATGTTGGAAGCGTCGAGTGAACCTGATGAATTACCCGCTCCGATTATAGTGTGGATTTCATCAATAAAAACAATAATGTCAGGGTTGTTATGGAGCTCTTCAAGAATGACTTTAAGACGTTCTTCAAATTGTCCACGATATTTTGTACCTGCAACAATTGATGTCATATCCAAAGAAACAATGCGTTTTTCGCAAAGATTCTGAGGACAATCTCCTTCAAAAATTTTCATAGCCAAACCCTCAACTATTGCCGTTTTACCGGCGCCAGGTTCTCCAACGATGATAGGGTTGTTCTTTTTACGACGAGAAAGAATTTGTGCAATTCGTTGAATTTCTTTCTCCCTACCAATGACAGGGTCAAGTTTTCCTTGTTCTGCCAACTTGATAAGATCTCGTGAAAAGTTATCTAATACAGGTGTAGTTGAACTATTGGGTGTATCTCCCTTTTTTTTCCCTCCTTTATCGTTTGGGTCTACTGATTCGATCATAGTTTTTTAGATTTAATGGTACAAAGATAACCAAAAAAATAAGAATATCCAAATTTTGACAATTTGTCAGTCGAAGTTTTTTCACACTGACATTTTGACATATATTGTTTCATTTTCAAGTGTTGGTATATTTTTTATAAAAGTAGTTCAAATAAATTTTAAAAACAAAAAAATATGTTCGGTAGAAAAAAATTTGGAATGGGATACTTTGATATTCTCTTCAATGATTTAAATAATATGATTAATGAACCTTTATTAGTTAAAGGTAGGACAAAAGTTGAAAGTGGTTCGGACAAAAATGGACAATGGACAAAAGAAACATTTACATCTGTGGATGGATCCTATAGTGTAACAAACATTTTTAGAAACTTAGGTCCTGTTCTAAATAAATCTCAAAAGACTGAACTTGATGAGATTTCACACTTGAAGTCTCAGTTAGAAACATCGATTGAAGAACAGAATTTTGAAAAGGCGGCAGAGTTGAGAGATAAGATCAAATCTTTGGATACTAACAAAGAAAAGATTTTAGAGTTACAATCTGAATTAAAGAAGGCTGTTGATCACCAAGATTTTGAGAAGGCTATAGAACTTCGAGATGAAATCAAGAAATTAAGTTAATATAAAACCCTCACTTTGTTGAGGGTTTTTTATTTTACCATATTTGTTATTATTTATTATAAAATAATTAAGATATGGCAGTAAAAAGTGAAAAAATAGAGGGTAAAATTATTCTTTGTGAGTTTGATTCCACAAATTTGAAAAGTGCTAAGTATAATACCGAAGATCAGACATTATTGGTGACTTTTGGTAATGGTGGACAATATGAATACGAAAATGTACCACATAAGGAATTTGTAAAACTTAGATTGGCAGAATCTAACGGAAAGTATTTTAACACCGAAATCTCCAAAAAGTACAAATACAAAAAATTAACAAACTAATTAACTACACTACTTATAGTAATGGAAAGTTTCAATAAAATATTAAGTAGTTTTAATGTTCAGGATGAGTTAAATTCAAAAATTTGGATTGAACACAATGGACATTATCATATGAGAGAAGATGTCAGAAAAAGACTATTAGATATTGCTGAAGAATTTGTACGGTTTATTGGTATGGATATATTTGTTCAGGATGTTATGATGACGGGATCTTTATCTAATTATAACTGGTCTCAATTTTCTGATGTTGATTTACATATTATGTACAATTTTAAGGACTCAAAAGATAAAGAAGAGATCGTAAAAGAACTTTTCAAAATAAAAAAAACATTATTTAACTCCACACATAATATTAAAGTAAAAGGTTTTGACGTGGAGTTATATGTTCAAGATACTTCAGAACCACACGTTTCGTCAGGAGTTTATTCTGTTCTCTTCAGTGATTGGATCAACGAACCATCTAAAGATGAGGTGGTAATTGACAGTAAACTTATACAAAAGAAAACAGAGTCTTGGATGGAAAAAATAGATAACCTTATTGAGGATGTTGAAGATGAATACCTTGAAACTGCTTTAGATTATATTGACCTTTTAAAAGAAAAATTAAAACAATACAGGAACGACGGACTTGAGAGAGAAGGTGAGTATTCTTATGAAAATTTGGTATTCAAGTTCTTGAGAAGAAACGGATATATACAGAAACTATTTGATTTTACTAACGAATTGGTGGATAAAAGATTGTCTTTAGAACAAAAAAATATTATATAATAAATCAAAAATAGAAAATAGTTTATTTCTGTATATTTATTAAGTAAAAAAACTATGGCTGCTATCACTGCTTGTACAGAAAATCCATATACTGTTGACCTTGTAGGTTATTTACCTGGTACTGGTCAGACCGTAGGTTCAATTGTGACATATGACACACCACCACCTGTGTGGACTTCTGAAACCGGTGAAGTAGTATTACAATGCCAATCCGTAGCCTTAGGTGGTATCAACGGACTAAATAATTAATAAAAAAGTACAAATGGGAGATTTAAGACCTTTGGGGAGTGAAAGATTAGAAGGTACGGACAAAATCCGTAGAATTATGGAGATTGCTCGTTATAATGAAGTACAACCAACTTCTATAAATGAAAATAAAACTTCTGAATATGTTATTCAGTTGGCTGACGGTAAATTCTATGGTATCATAAGAGAAAAGTCAGGATATATTGTTAAAAAAGGTTTGACAGAATCAGTTTTGGATTATGCTGAACCAATGAAAAATAGAAAATATTTTAATTCATATTCTCAAGCGATGAGAAAAATCAATTTGATTGCAGGTGAATTAAACAGATTACACGAATATACTGAGGGAATAAATTTGATTGGTGAAGAAAAGAAATTTATTTTAAAAACTCCAAAACCTGAGGTTCCCGCTGAAGATCCCACCGCAGAACCTGCAATGGAATTACCATCATCTATGGATACTCCTGAACTACCAACATCTGAACCAACTTCTGATACAGGACTTGAAGATTTAGATTTGGGATTGGATATGGATATGTCATCACCCGAGGGTGACGAAGAAATGTCTATGGATTTGGATACTGAAATGACACCTGGCGATGAAGAAGAACTTTCTTTTAAATCAGTTCAAAAACTAACAGGTAAGTTAGGTCAAAAAATTAGAACATTAGATGGACAACAAGGTATGTCATCTGAAGATATCAAATACGTTTTAAACTCAATTCTTTCGGCTTTGGATTTGTCAAAATTGACAGAAGAAGATTATGACGATGTTATGACTAACTTTGAAGAGGCAGAAGATGGTATTGACTATGGTGTGGACGATGAAACAGAATTAGATATTGAAGCAGGTGACGATTTGGGTTTGGGTATGGACACTGAAACTCAAGAGATGACTGAAGATGATGATATGTACTTGGGTATGGGTGAGGAAATGAATATGGATACTTTACCCTCTTTAGATTTCGAACAACAGACTATTGAAGTTTCTCCTGACGACATTAAGACTGAACTTCACTCTACTATTGATCAAGTATTATCTAAGTACTTCGCACCTTCAGAAGAAGAACAACAAATGTTTGAACAAAAAGAAATAAAAAAATTCTTGAACAATAAAGTGAAATCTTCAGTAATGAAAAATCAAGTAAAACAACTTTCTGAAAGTATTGAACAGGAAATGACTGCTGAGTTTATTTTAAGAGAAAATAATAACGTTAAATTTTTAGGATAAACAAACAAACACAATTTAGTTTTCGAAGCAGATAACGTTCAATTGAAAGTAACTACTAAGGGTGAAATTTTATGAAACTTGTATACGTAAATGCATTGGGACCCAATTATAAGGGAGATAACATCTACGAGTTTATTTTTTCAAACCAAGAAGATATATGGGGTGATGATTGGGATAAAGAACCATCAGGTGGTTCACCCTCTCCACCCCATATTCAATTTATAGAAAAAGTAGGTGTTTTAAAAAATTCAGGGGTAGAATTAATTCTTATACAAAACTCTGACTTTTTTTCTGTCTATGATTCAGTAGAAGGTGTAGTTGCATTGGCTTGGGAAAATTCAGACTCTGAATCTATTACTGATTTTAAACAAAAACGATTGGTCTTTCATTATGGTGACGATGAGAAGACCTTAGCCGATAAATTATATGAAAGAGATATCGTACTAAACTGGGAAAAAAATTTAGTTGGAAATGCTTAACAAGATGTACTCTAAACTATTAAAAGAAGGGTTTTCAAGGAAAACCTTATCTACATTATCTGAAAAACAAATTTCTGTTTTGTTTAAGAAAATAATATCAGAACAGGGTGGGGCTGCCGAAAAATTAGGACAGTTAAATCCAGAAATCGAAAAAGTAAAAAAAGGTTTATCAGACATTCAAAATCAAGTATCTGGCTTAGTTGGTGAAGACGACAACGAGGAGGAAATGGATGACGATAACCAATTAACTCAAACTCAAAAGTCAAACGACGGTTTGGATCCCGACCAAAGAGTGTCATCACTTGACAAAGGACCTTCAGATTATGGTAACGATCCTGAGGCGGATAAGGTTATGGACAAAAATGACGCAGATGGAATGTCTATTGAGTCCGAGATAAAAGAAAGGGCAGTATCGAAACAACAACAGAAGTTTATGGGTTTAGTTAAATCATACAAAGAAGGAGATACAAAACCTTCTGAAGTTTCTGACAAAGTTAAAAAAGCCTCTAAGTCAATGACTAAGACAGAAATTGACAAGTTCGCAGGTACAAAACACAAAGGTCTTCCAACCAAGGTTAAGGAGATGTCTTATGGGGATAAGGTTAGACAGATTGAAGAATCTTTACTATCTTTGGTGAGTAAATACACTGCTGAAACTATGACTAAGAAAGATTTATTAGGTCTATTAGAATCCCCTGGAACCAAAGAAGCACCAACTAAGGATCCAAAAACGATTCCGGATAAACCTGACAGAAAAACTCCATACCAACCTAAACATCAGCCTAAACCAAAGGCTCGTTTACCAAAGGGATTAAGTTTTGACGAACTAAACATCACATTTAAAGATGAAAAGAAAGATTAACGAACAAGGAATTCAGTATGACGGACCTGAAAGAATGGATCCGGACATTCAAAGTAAGATTGAAAAAGGTGAAACGCCTCTTTCGGATAATCCTGCGTTTCCTGAAAGTGAAGATCAGTCAACTTTTGAAGAACTTATATCATCAAAACGATTTAAAGATGTTGTTGAGAAGGTAAAGCGTTATACTGGAATGACAGACATTTCAGGACAAAACGCATTTATGCAATTACAACGTCTGCTTATGAGTGCCGTTCAAGAAGTTAAACAAATTGAGAACGGTAACGAAGCTCAGTTAGAAGACTTGGCAGTAGAATTAGTAAAAAGAGAAATGTCGATACCTGACGATGCGTTTCAGTACGATGTAAAATTACTTGGATCGCCAAGTCAAATGGATACTTCTAAATTGGCTAAACAATCAGAAGAACCATCATCTGAAGAAATTCAACAGACCTTTGGTGTTAGTGAAGATGAGGCCGAAGAGGATTTGGAAAACTTTATGGCAGCCTTCGACAAGTTTGATTTAGAGAAAGCAAAAAGACGTTTTATTAATTCATTAATTCAAGGAGCATCAAAAAAAGGACACTATATGTTTAGTCTTGTTGAGGAGGAATTAAATCAAATAGACCCAAAACTTTTGAATCTTTACGGAGTTTTAATGTCAATCAACGATTTGTTGTATTGGATTATTCCTGATAAGATGATGGATATGATGGCTGGATCAGGTGGTGGTGTTGCAGGTACAGAAGAAATTGATGATACTACGGATCCCCCAACAATTAAGGCACGTGGAGTATTCTTCCCTGTTTTGGTTCACGAGGTGTTGAAGGGAGTATATGAGGTTATGGGAACTCAGGGTCTTCCTGACGATCCTAAAGCTGCTGAAATGGTAATGGCATCACAGGATACTCTTCCTTATGAGGTATGGGATTTGAGACTCGGACCGGTTATTTGGGAAAAGTTCACTCAATCATATCCTGACAAGATCTATGAAGATGATCTAAAAGAAATCCAAAACTATCTATTCTCGAGGTTCTCTGCACTTTCTACAGAACAATTCTTTGAATTAGCTAAAGAAATTATGGGTGGAACTGAAAATGGTAAAAAGGCAGTTGCAAAAATGGTTGAGGAAATCATTGAAGAATTGAAGGGTCAGGCCTTTGAAGATGCCTTGTCTGGTGACTTTGATGATGACGATGACTTTAATTTAGACAATTTCTTGGGTACATTAGGTATTGGACCTAGTAAATAAACTTACTAACTATGTTTGAATGTCAAACCTATCAAGAGAGCAGGCAATACTCGAATACGCAAAATGTGCGAAGAATACCACGTATGCTCTAAAGACATATCTTCAAACATACGATAATACCCAATCAAAATACGTTCCGTTAGATCTATTTCCTGATCAAATAAGTTTGATCGAGGATTACGATAAATACGAAGAAAACATTGCTTTGAAGTATAGACAGGCGGGGGTATCTACTGTTACCTCCGCTTGGGCATCAAAGCGTTTGGTATTTGCAAAAAAAACAAAACCTGAAAAAATCCTGATTATTGCCAATAAACAGGACACCGCCATTGAAATGGCAAACAAAATCAGAACATTTGTGGATCAATGGCCTGATTGGATGGGTGTCGGATTTTCTAATGAGAAAAACGCACAAAAACACTTTAAGTTAAGTAATGGATGTGAGATTAAGGCAGTTGCAACCTCAAAAGATGCCCTCCGTGGATATACACCAACAATCCTTATTTTTGACGAGGCGGCATATATTGAAGCAGATGAAGACTTTTGGTCGGCTTGTATGGCCTCACTATCAACGGGTGGTAAAGTTATCGTAATTTCAACTCCAAACGGATTCGATCCGATTTATTACGGGATTTATGAACAAGCAATTCGTGGTATGAACGATTTCAAAATTACAGAGATGTTTTGGTATAGAGATCCTCGTTATACAAAAGATCTAAAACTACTGAAAGTCAAAGACATTATTCACTATATGTTGAACCGTTCTGATTACAAGGATGAGGAAATTACCTTGAGTTACTCGGATGTTGAGCCACGTAAGAGAGATTTTGAAGAAATCAAAAAACACTTTAACGATGGGTACAAACCATATTCTTCTTGGTTTGAATCGATGGCCAAGAAACTTAAGTTTGATAGAAGAAAGATTGCACAGGAATTAGAGTGTAACTTCTTAGGTTCAGGTGATAGTGTAATACCACCTGATGTTATTGAACGAATGAAAGATCAAGATATAATTCCACCTATAAATAAATTTATGGGTGGATCTATTTGGCAGTGGGAAGAACCTGTTGCTGGTCACCGATACATTATGGGTATAGACGTTTCTAGAGGTGATTCTGAAGACTTTACCACATTCTGTATTATTGATTTTGATGAAAGACACCAAGTGTTAGAATATTTAGGTAAGATACCACCTGATATAGCGGCTGAAATTGCTATGAAATGGGCAACTATGTATTCAGCGTTTGTTGTTATTGATATAACAGGAGGTATGGGAGTTTCTACTTCAAGAAAAATGCAAGAACTTGGATATAAAAATCTTTATGTTGATGGTGTGAATATTGCGGACAAGTGGAAATATAATCCCAAAATGGAAGACAAAATTCCTGGTATTAATTTCAACTCAAAACGTGTTCAGATTGTTGCCGCTTTTGAAGAGGCTTTACGTCACGGATTCAAGATTCGTTCTTCAAGGATGTTAAATGAACTTAATACTTTTGTTTATGTTAACGGAAGACCTGACCACCTAAAAGGACAACACGACGACCTTATAATGGCTTGTGCGATGCCAATATATGTTGCTGAAAACTCATTTAGTCTTTTAGAGAGATCTGAATCACAAACAAAGTCAATGTTGGATAGTTGGACGGTTCAGGAACATCAACCCACAAATTCAGTCAGAGATTTCAATCCTGCATTACCTGCATCGAATAATCGTGGTGAAAGACCCGGTACGTATAACCCACAACCACAAGATTATGCTAAATACTCTTGGTTGTTTGGAAGATAATATTCAGTTTAAATAGAACTGACTTACTATTTATTAGAAAAAATATAGGATGGCGGAAAATAATTTTACAATTTGGCAAAGATTAAGTCAGGTTTTTGGACCGGATTCTACTTTGGACCAACAATCCCCTATTTACAAGTTTGACAAAAAAGAGCTTTTAAAAACTACAGATAAAACTGAGTTTGAAAGAGAGAAGTTACAGGCACAACAATCAATGTACCTTTCCCAACAGTGGACAAAGGTAGAAAACAACTTATATACCCAAGCCGTCTACTATGAACCAACAAGATTGGCATCATATTACGACTATGAGTCAATGGAGTATACTCCTGAAATTTCAGCAGCACTCGACATTTACGCAGAAGAATCTACAACAACAAATGAAGATGGATTTATATTACAGATTTACTCAGAATCTAAAAGAATCAAAGGTATCTTGGCGGATTTATTCAATAACAGATTGGATATCAACACTAATTTACCAATGTGGACAAGAAACACTTGTAAGTATGGTGACAATTTTGTCTACCTCAAATTAGATCCCGAAAAAGGTGTTACGGGTGTACACCAACTACCAAATTTTCAGGTTGAAAGAATGGAAAGAGGTATGCAGTTTACACCTGGTAGAGGTGCCGTACAAAGTGACAACGATTCGTTGAAGTTTTTATGGAAAGAAAAGAATATGGAGTTCAACACTTGGGAAATCGCACACTTTCGTTTATTGGGTGATGATAGAAAACTACCATATGGTACTTCTATGTTAGAAAAAGCTCGTCGTATATGGAAACAACTATTGTTATCTGAAGATGCGATGTTGATCTACAGAACATCTAGAGCCCCTGAAAGAAGAGTATTCAAAATTTTTGTTGGTAATATGGACGATAAGGATGTTCAGCCTTATGTAAACCGTGTTGCCAATCAGTTTAAAAGAGATCAGATTGTTGATCCAAACAATGGTAATGTAGATATGCGTTACAATCAAATGGCGGTTGATCAGGATTACTTTATTCCTGTTCGTGATCCAAATGCTCCGAACCCAATCGATACTCTACCAGGTGCACAGAATCTATCTGAAATTGCCGACATCGAATACATCCAAAAGAAGTTGTTGACTGCTCTTCGTGTCCCTAAGGCATTTTTAGGTTTCGAGGAGGTTGTTGGTGATGGTAAGAATTTGGCATTACAGGATATTAGGTTTGCTCGTACCATTAATAGGATTCAAAAATCGATGATTCAAGAATTGAACAAGATTGCGATTATTCACTTGTTTGTTCTTGGGTTTGAAGATGAATTAACGAACTTCACGTTAGGATTAACAAATCCATCAACGCAGGCAGATTTGTTGAAGATTGAACATTGGAAAGAAAAGATTTTACTTTACAAAGACGCTGTATCTGATCCAGGAAATGGTATACAACCAGTATCTTCATCTTGGGCTAAAAAACATATACTTGGGTTTTCTGATGAAGAAATCAAACTTGATATTCAACAACAGAGAATTGAAAGAGCGGTTGCTGCTGAACTTGAAAAAACATCGGAGGTTATTACAAGTACGGGATTATTCAGTAATATTGACAAACTATACGGAAACAAAAGTCCTGCGACTGGTCAACAACCTGAGGGTGAAGTCACGGAACCAGCAAACACAGGTTTTGAAACTGGAATGGAGGAAACACCTCCGATTGATTTTGGAACTGAACTAGGTGGTGGGACTGAAACACCTGGAGTTGGTGGTGGAGAAACCGCTGCGGAAGTAACACCTGAATCTTTCAGAAAAGATGGTATGAATTTAATCATTGAGGATAGTGATATCACAGGTACTAAAACATTAGACTTATCTAAAGGAAAGAAGTCAATTCAAGAAATTGAAGGCAAACTCAATGAGTTATTGAATAAGTAAGTATTTATAATAAAAAATATTATGAAGTCATTTGGTGAAATTAAAACTTCTGTCGAAAAATCCTTAGTAAAAAACTACGGAACAAAAACTTTTAACTCTTTAATGAAAGAGTTCAAGAAAAACATTTTGGATGATAAGCAAATTTCTGAAATGTATTTTCTATACGATGCCCTATCAAAACCATCTGGTCTCAACAAAGAATATGTTTTGGAGTATGTGAACGAATCAACTAATGTTTTGAAAGATCTTATTCAAAAAAATACTGAAAAGTTAGAAAAACTTTCTATATGGGTTGATCAGATGATTCAAATTGATGAAAACGAATACACAAATATCGACACAATTATCTACAACAAATCTGTCAAGGATTTAGATAAAGTTATTGAGTCAAAAAATACAATCAAAAGTATTTTGATTTCTGAAAAAAAGGAATTAGTGAAAGAATCTGTAAACATTCCATTATCATCGATGATGAAAATTGCATCAAACGTATTCAATGAGAAATACGAAAACATTTCAGAACAAGAAAAAAATGAACTAAAGAATCTTTTTAGTTTAACAAAAGAAGAAACCAAACAACAAATTATAGAATTGACTGAAGAAGTAGTTGGCAAACTTCAAAATAAGATGAATGAAGAAGAAGATTCTGAGGTTAAAGTAATGATTGAAACTACAATTACCAAAGTACAAGAATCAAAACAAGACTTAGTATCCCTTTACAAATTGAAGCAACTTTTTTCAGGATTATAATTCTTGATTGTTTTTCTTTTGTTGATAAATCGCTTTTTGTTTTTTTTCTCTTTTTTCTACTGATTTTTTGGTAAACTGCTGACCATCTCTTAGTTTTTCCATTTGTTTTGTTTTGATAACTTTGAACTTATAACGCTTCAAAGCCTTATCAATAGATTCTCCTTTTTTTACCTGAATTACAATCATAAAAATAAATATACCAAAAATATTTAATTTTTTTTTGACAATAAGAACTTATATGATTAAAATTGATTAACAATAATAAATGAATAAGTTGAATATTAATGAAAAAAGGAAAGACATCGAAGCTCAATATCTTCGACAGAGCTAAATGTTTATACGGGACTGTAGATTCTAAAGAACTAAAATCAATATATATTGTATTACAAACTTGGGTTGAACCAAAAGTTGATTTCGATAATTGGACGAGAGTCACAGGAAATTTAAAAAGACAAATACAACATAGTATGTTAGAAGTTGTTGACGACATATTCTTTGAAAAACACAATATTGTTGATTTGGATCTTCGTACAAGTGGTATACAAATGGACAAAAAAAGTTTTATGAATTTAGAAATTACTCTCTTCTTAAAAAACAAGAATTGGGATTTTAAATCACCAATTTTAAAAAACCAAATTAAACAAATTATTTCAGCAGTTTATTTCGATGACCTATACAACTGCATATATTTTGATTTACATAAGACTAAATCAGAAAAAGTAAAAGAATAAGGTATTTATTGTAAAATATATTATGAAAATATTAGGTCCAAACGAACAGGGTAAAGGAATTCTAGTGGAATGGGATGCAGGATATGTGTCACCAACAGATAGTAGAAACGTTGCAATGATCAAAGAATCATACGGTCAATTGGAACATTCAAAACCTTTTGAGTTTTATGCCGTTTTACAAAAATATGGAACACCTAACAGAAATGGACGTGTGTACCCTGAAAGAATACTTAAAAGAGAAGCTGACAATTACAAAAAGGCAATCCAAAAAGGTTTATCTATTTCCGAATTAAATCACCCTGAATCATCTCTAATTGACTTAGAGAGGGTTTCTCACCTTATTACAGAGGTATGGTGGGAAGGTCACGTTTTGATGGGTAAATTGAAACTATTGACCACACCAGGGTTCCACGAAAGAGGTATCGTATCATCACCTGGTGATATCGCAGCTAACCTTATGAGACAAGGTGTTACTATGGGTGTGTCTTCAAGAGGTGTAGGATCACTCGTTAAAAAGGGGGAACAAAATGAAGTTCAAGATGATTTTGAACTTATCTGTTTTGATTTGGTATCATCTCCATCTACTCCAGGTGCATATCTTTTCTTGGATGAAAAAGATAGAACAAGTTATGAGGAGAATATTGAAGAAGAAACAAAGATGAGAGTTGAAAAACAAGAAACCAACAAGTCTCTTGACTTGATGAGAAAGCTCACCGATTATTTAGGACATTAATACTTTTTTAAAAATGGATGAAAAATACTTTGTGGCAAAAGTTCAATACGATTTGCCTGATGAAAACTCTGGTAGAGTAAAAAAGATCAGAGAAGAGAAACTTATTAAAGGTTACAATGTTACTGAGGTTGAGTCTAAAGTAACGAAAAAATTTGAAGGTTTTCCTCACGATTGGAGAATTACTTCAGTTGTGGAAAGTAAAATTGACGAAGTTTTTTAAATAAAAAAAAATTATAAAATATTTTTTAAATCGGGGTTATCCCGATTTTTTTTTGCTAAAACCATCAAAACCTAACTTTTTTTGATATTGTCAATATTTATAAGATGAAATAAACCCTTGCTTAATAATTTATAATGGCAAACGAAAAAAAATCCTTAGTTGAGGAGGCACTTTTACAAATGAAAAATTTGGAAGAAGCCGTAACAGAAAATGCAAAAGGAATACTTGCTTCTACAATGAAGCAAGAAATCAGCGAACTAGTAAAAGAATCTTTATCTCTTAAAGAAGATGAGGTTGATGTTGAAATGTCCGATATAAAGTCAATGTCTGAACAAGATATGGATGATATGGAAGACGAAACGGAAGATGAACTTGAGATGGACAATATGGACATCGATATGGATTCTGATGAAGAGTCTGATATGGAAGACGAAATGGGTATGGATTTACCCGATGAGTTTGAAGTTGATGATGATGAAGAAGTTCTTTTACCTCTTGATTTAACAGGAGCGTCTGACGAAGAAATACTTAAAGTTTTCAAAGCTATGGGAGAAGATGATGGTATCATCGTAACCAAAGATGGTGAGAATATTCATCTAAAAGATGAGAATGATGGTGTCGAATACCAAATTCAAATGGAAGGTGATGAAGATATGGAAGATATGGATATAGAAGAAACAATTGAAGAAATGGATGATATGGATGAAATTGTTTACGAAATTGAAATGGAAGACGACGATGAAGAAGAAGAGGAAGTTGAAGAAGATGAGCATATGAACGAAGATTCAATGACCGTTAAACCTAAAGGAGAAGGATTTGGTAAGGCCGGTTCAGGTATGTCCAAGACTTCTGTAAATACTAAAGGTTTTAACGGAAAAATGAAATCAGGTAATAAAACAATGGGTATGAACCTAAAACCAAAAAAATTCGAATTCACTGAAGAAGAAGAAACGGTAGAGGGAGATTACGGTATGAACAAAGGTAATATGTCTAAGTCTCGTAGAGATTACGAAACTACTGAAGGACAACACGGAGGTAACAAAGGTGATATGTCTAAGTCTCGTAGAGATTACGAAACGAAAGAAGAAGAAACCACAGAAGCTTCTAGAACTTTAGGAAACGGTTCTATGAATGATCCAAGAAGAAAAGGGTTACCTAAGAAAAAAGTTCGTACTGCACCATTAACAAACGAAAGTGAGTTAAAATCTGAAATAAATTCATTGAGATCTAAAAATGACGAATACAGAAAAGCATTAAACATCTTTAGAGATAAGTTAAATGAAGTTGCTGTATTCAACTCAAATTTAGCATACACTGTTCGTTTGTTCACAGAACATTCTACAACAAAACAAGAAAAAATTAACATCTTGAAGAGGTTCGATTCTGTTGAAACTATTAAAGAATCTAAAACTCTATATAAAACAATTAGAGAAGATTTGGGAACTAAAACAAATTCTACTATCACTGAATCAGTTGAAAGTAAAATTCAAAAGTCTCCAACTAAAGGTTCTGCAACAAATTTGATTGAATCAAAGACATATGAAAATCCCCAATTTATGAGAATGAAGGATTTGATGTCAAAAATTAATAAATAAACTAAAAACTAAAAAACTCACAAAATGGGAGCATTATTAGAATCAGGTCTAGTTGGTAACATCGGTCTTAAGCACCTTAAGGTTATCAAAGAAGACACAATCAACAAATGGGACAAGCTAGGTTTCTTGGACGGACTAAAAGGTCACGTAAGAGAAAACATCGCACAATTGTACGAAAACCAAGCGTCTCACTTAATAAACGAAGCTGCATCGACTGACTCATCAGGGTCATTTGAAACTGTAGTCTTCCCTATCGTTAGAAGAGTATTCTCTAAATTATTGGCTAACGATATAGTATCAGTACAAGCTATGAACCTACCTATCGGTAAGTTGTTCTACTTTGTACCTAAAATTCAGCAGTACGTTGAACCAGACTTTAACCAACACTATGCACCAATCGGTTCACCAGAAGCGGTTGATTCAGGAGAGAACAACGTTAACCAAGGTTACACTTTAGCGACTGGAGCATACGCTAAAAACCTTTACGACTTGTTCTACGAAGGTAACGAAGCAGCTTTGAATCCTCCAGGATTATTTGACTACTCTAAGGGTCAATTCTCTGCTGTTACCATCGGTGCTCAAACTGTACAGTGGGACGGAGATTACTTGGTTCCAACTCTTTACACAGCAGCAGGTAGTCCATATAGAAAAGTTCTTATTCAACTTTCAGGTTTTTCTAATAACGGATCTTATGGTAAATTGATGGGTCCCGACGGAAACACAGTTGACTCAGAAGCATTCTTGTCAGATTTAACAATTACTACACCAGCAACTTCCGAGTTCTCAGGGTTTTCTAACAGTATAACATCACCTTTGTTGTTTAGAGTTGTAACTCAGAAATACGGTAAGGGTATAGTTCAATACGGTGGTCAATCACAACCAGCATTTGGTTCTACGAACACTGCTAACGGTGGTGCTTACGAGAACATCTGTGATAGTAACGGAATCATCTTCTTGGAAGTTGACTTACAAGTTCCTTGTTCAATCGGAGCAGAATCATTGGATGGTTACTCTGGTTATTCAATTAGTTCTGACGCAACAATCAACGATCAGTTTAATGGAACTTACAGAATCTATGCAGATTTAGAATTTGAAGATAGAATTGGTGAAGTTTCTTTCGACCTTGAGTCAGTAACAGTATCTGTTTCTGAAAGAAAGTTGAGAGCACAATGGTCACCTGAATTAGCTCAAGACGTGGCTGCATTCCACAACATCGACGCTGAAGCTGAATTGACAGCTTTATTGTCTGAACAAGTGGCAGCAGAAATTGACCGCGAAATCTTGAGAGACTTGAGAAAAGGAGCAGCTTGGAACCTACGTTGGGATTACAACGGATGGAAGAGAGGAACTACTGCAAATCCATTAACTCAATACACTCAGAAGGATTGGAACCAAACGTTGATCACAGCAATCAACCAAATTTCAGCTCAAATCCACAAGTCAACTCTTAGAGGTGGCGCTAACTGGATTGTAGTTTCTTCTGAAATCAGTGCAATCTTTGATGACTTGGAGTACTTCCACGTTTCAAACGCAGCACCTGAGCAAGACCAGTACAATATGGGTATCGAAAGAGTTGGTACTTTAGCTGGTAGATATCAGGTATACCGTGACCCATACTTCCCACCAAATACGGTGTTGTTAGGTCATAAAGGTTCATCTTTATTGGATACAGGTTATGTGTACGCACCATACGTACCTCTACAATTGACTCCAACAATGTACAACCCATTCAACTTTACCCCAATTAAGGGTATTATGACACGTTACGCTAAGAAAATGGTGAACAACCGTTTCTACGGACGTATCACAGTTGATGGTGTAAGAACATTCGACTTGAGAGAATTGAGATAATCAAATCTTTGTAAAAAGAGAAGGGGACCTTTGGGTCCCCTTTTTTTGTTTTAAAACTTTCTAATTTCAGGTTCAGGTGGTACGATGGTTGGTTGTTCAACCGGTGTAGTTAGAACTATAATGGATTTTTTAATTACCTCATTTTCTACACCTTCATATAAACCTTTTTCTTGATTAAGTTTTGCTGACTGAACAACACAGAACAAAGCCTGTTGTGGTGTCATTTTATCAATAAACCTTTTTACGTCATTTTCATCGGAGTAATTTAATACACCAAATAACTTACCGACGGATATTTTTTCTTCACTCATTTTATTTTGATTAGGATATTTATAATATAAGTAATTCGATATGGAAAAAAATACACTATCAGAAGATTTAGCTGTTTGGTTCGGAAAAAAGAAAAAACCGAAGGGTTCGACACAACCAAAAGGACCTTGGGTTAATATATGTTCAAAAAAAGACGGTAAACATCCCCCCTGTGGTAGATCTGATACTGATAAAGGTGCATATCCAAAATGTAGGGCTGCTGGTGTCGCGAGTAAGATGTCTGACTCCGAAAAGAAAGCGGCTTGTGCTCAAAAAAGGAGGGCAGAAAAGAAGGACACTCAAACGGGTAAGGCTCAAAAACCTGTGATGACTTCATACAAGCCAAAAGATAAGAAAAATGAATCTATTGATAGGTTAGTTAATATTGTACTTGAAAATATTAACGACAACAAAACAATAATTTCGGAGGATATGAAATATCATATCAAGAATAATGTTCCTGTCAGTGAAAATATTTTTAGAACAGGAAGTAAAAAATATTTCGAGATAATAAAAGAAGCACGGAAGTTAAGGTCAGAAGGTTTCTACAATAACGAAGAAGATAATGATATATTGGATTCGGATTTGGGTACGTTCTTCATTTATGAAGGTGAAAGATTACCTTTAGATTATCCGATGATTAATGAGGCAGAGTATCAGGGTACGAACGTGGAATTAGGTAAACCTAAAAAGGGTGGATCGAAAAAATGGTATGTTTATGTAAAAAACCCAAAGACCGGTAAGATTATGAAGGTTTCTTATGGTTCTCCTGTGATGACTGCTAAGTGGAATGACTCAGGTGCAAGAGCATCGTTTGCTGCAAGACATCAGTGTGAAAAGAAAAAAGATAGAACCAAAGCTGGATATTGGGCGTGTAGAGCTCACAAAGATTTTGGTAATAATGTTCCTGGAAGATATTGGTAATGATTTATAAACAAGAAAATATAACCCCCAACAAGTTTATAAGAACTTTCAAATCTGATGTTGATATTTCTGAATTGGTGTGGCATCGAGATAAGAAAAGTCGTATTGTTGAAGTATTGAATGATTCAGATTGGTTTGTTCAATTAGAAAATGAACTACCGAGGAAATTAAATAAGGGTGATATCTTTTTTATTGCTAAGGAATCCTACCATAGAGTTATAAAGGGAGATACCGATTTGATGGTTCAAATAATCGAAGAGAAAGGAATTAAACTTCCGATTGGTATGCTGACAACAATGAGTCGTGGTAAGAAATATGCCAAAAAAAATAAAATGGTGACACCACAACTTGAAGATATTATTGATACTGGTGAGACAGATTATGAAACGGTTGTTGAATTCAAAAAGTATTTTGACAGTAAACGTCAAAATATTACATTACAGGAATCTTTTAAGGGTAAACCACATCAGGATACAGAATATATAGATTGGCTCCTTAGAGGAGGTGAAATGGGTCAAAAATGGGTCAATAAGGTAATCAGAGAACATACCATTTCAGAAATGAAGATAATCAAACCTTTTTTATAGAAACTTGGTATCCCAAGTTATAAAAATTTGGGTATTCTTCATAAAACTCTTCCACTGCAACGTCAAGGTGTCTGCATTGGGTTTCCATTACTATGGTTTCTCCGTTTTTAAGTTGATATGTTGTGCTCATTGTTCAGGTGGCTAATATAATAAAAATTATTTACCTGAACAATATTTTCCTGAACATCTTTTTTCTCCGTCCAAACCTGCGGCATCTCCTGTACACACTTATACCGCGTGTCCGTTGGCGTATGCACTTGGATATACATCATATTTTGATTTGGCAGATGCGATACCACGAGCACATAATTCGTTATTTTTTTTCTTTCCCTCGGACATTTCATAGTCAATATCCTCAACATCTTCTTCGGTTTCGTTCATAAGAAAATCAAATACTTGATCCATATTGGTTTTGGCTTCGGTAATGTGATCATCAGCCCAATCGTGTCCGTTCTGTAAAATTTGATCAACCATATCTTGATCCATCTCCAAGATTACATCAATCTGTCTTTTCATTTGTTTTAGGTTTGAGAAAAACATATAGTTTTCTCCTCTGTTCTCTCTAAGAACTTTTTTGATAATGTTGGTTAAATCACTCATTTTCTGTTAACAATTTCAAAATTAATCTGATCCTTATATGTATCTATGTTGACATCACTTTCTACTTTAATGTCAATGAAATATTCATTAGGTATTTTATCTCGTGTGTCAAATATAAAATAATAACTATCGGCAGTTTTATTTATTCTAGTCCAATCTTGAACCTCAACCTGTGTAGTCCCCTCTTTAACATAAACCCTGTAGTATGCTTTGATTTCATTGATCAATACATTTGTGGTGTATGCTTGTCTTATGATAACATCTACCTTCCTAACGTCTGTATTAATAATTTTTTCATTTTGTTTGATTCCTGCAAAACTGAATGAGTAAGCCTTTGGGCTTTCTGTCCTACCACCTATCTGATAATATCCATCAGCGGCAAGTAATATAAATTCGTTTTCTACGTTACTTAGTGGTATTCCGTTGATTTCTAAACCTTGCCATAAATCATAGAACATACAAGGGATGGTGGTCGCAGTTAGACCATCAACATCTACTTTATAAACTCCCGTTGTCACTTGACAAGTAGATAGACCTGTAAACCCTGATAATGCATCACCTGATGAATCCAAAATGTTTACAGTGGGTAGGTTGTCCAAATTAATTGGGTTTCCATTTGTATAAACATAAAGGTACAAACTATTATCCTTTCCCTGATAGAATGTGTTTCTATCGTCAAGGATTAGGTCATCGAAGTCCGTTTGAAGGAATGGTTCGTAGAACGTTTGTGTTTGAGGGGTAAAGAATCCCACTGCGTAGTTTTCTGTCATTCCTGTAATATTCTCCAATTGAGGTAGGAATGATATTCCCCATCCTGTTACACCTGTAATACTACCATTTAAAATACCATTTATTTCATCCGTCATATCTAAGTTGATATCTTCATTTCCAAATTCAAAATGTTGAATGTCAAGAATATAAAGATTCGAAAAGTTCAGACCTGATAGACCACCTGTTTGACTATTGGTGTTGTCGTATATACCTGGAAAACTCCAAGGATAAATTGTTGTTCTTTGATACCAGTTTGTTGGTCTATCTGAATATGATTTATCGGTTGCTAGTTGGTTTGCAACAGACATTGAGTTGGCGGCATTTAACGCTCTTGCGTTGTCGTAATAATCGTATCCAACACCGGCGTCCCAATCTTGAGGGATACCTGTTTCACCTGATGTATTCGGAATTCTGTATAACACCAAATCAAAAGAAGTGGCTCTTCTTTTTCCGTTTGACCATCTTCCGTTGAGAAGTTCTTCATCAAATGATGAAGTGTTTGTCATTTTAAGGGTGTGTGTTGTTGCTGTGGTACAACCTGTTCCTATAAACCCTGTTGTATATTTTTCTTCTAAATCTAATAGGTCGATATCAAATAGGTAACGGCTAAAACCTGACGGTGTAAGAATATTGTCTACACTACCAAAAAATAACTCAGCAACAGGGTTTTGTGCCGTGTTCGTATAAGAATTTTGAATAATCGTGTCACTTTTACTAAAGTAAGACCTATAAATTGACATATTTGATTTTCTATATAAATATATCAGTTCAACTTTATATTCTGATTCAATATAGTTTGTTGAGCCTCTAATATCTGTTTTAGTATATCATCAGCCTTTGTTCCGTCTTGAGAAACTGGAACGGGTGGCATACCAGGGTAAGGGTGAACGTGTGTTATTAAAAATCTAACAATCAAGTTAATTAAATCCATTAATTGTTCTCCTCTCACCATAGACGACGTATTTGGTTCAATAATATCGGTAATGTAATTAATGTCTATTCCGTATAGTGTGGTTTCATCAAGGTTGATTTGATCCAAACCTGGTATTTTTGTGTTGTGAGATAAAAGGTATAATGTGTTTGCCCCCATCAAACTTACGGTTTCATCCACTTGTGAAACTCTTTCGGGTATATTAACCTCAGTTGTTGTTTTAAAAGGTGCTTGGCTTTTTCCTGACTCATCATACACCAATGAATAACCTGGAGTTAAATTAGTATCGAATAATTGAATACCATTGAGGATATAGGTGATGATTGCAATCGAACTTACATCTACTGTGGATGGATCACCGAAATTATTGATGTAATCTGTTAAACGGAGACTTGGTCTAAAGTAGAATGGAAATTTATTGATAATTGATATATCCCTACCGTTTGTTGAATCTACATTGGTTCCATTTACGTTGATTAGTTTACCCGCGAAAACTCCTTTGATAAACGTGTTTACAAGTTGAATAACCTCGTCTTTTGTTTTTGCCTGAAAGTTTTGAAATGCAATAAATGCATTTGTTGCGTCTGTAAGGTTTGTTCTGAAATCTAAATTTTCTGTGTTGGTTACAGGAAGTTCTTTCAACTGATAAAGATAAATTGAACCTGTAAATGCGTTTTGGGTATTTTCAGGATTCAGGATATCGTACTCTACCAACATCTTTACAGCTTTCGATTGTTTTTCTATCCTGATTTTTTTTTCGGCTGGTCCGTATTCTTTTACCGTGTCAAATTTACTAACCTGAAGGAATGCTCTTTTTGGATCCGCATCAGGAATTTGTCCTCTTTGATATGGTTTGTTTTTTCCTGCACGGATAAGTGTGGTGTTTTCCTTAACAATTACGTCGGCAGTCCCACGACCCAAGACAGCATTATCCGAAGGTTCAGGATATACCCCTTGATTGTTTTTGTTTTTGAACTGTAACGTTTTTGGGTCCTTTATGTTTGGAAATGGTTTGTTTCTTGCCCCTGCAGTTAAGTTTGTTTTTGCAGATTCAAAGGATTCTAAGTTTGTTGTTGTTGGTGACGAAAATGGACCCTGAACGTAGAACTTATTTGGTAGTGTTATTTGTGATGGGTTGGAGTATATGATGTGAACATATTCATCTATTTGTGGTACTACGTTAATGTAGTAGGGAAGTAGAGGTAAAAAAATAAATGGATCTAAAGGAGACCAAGGTCCATTCTTCTCAGGGTTCGAACTATTCGGATTAAATTTTTCAACAGATCTTTCCGTGTCCTGTACGTTTTGGTTTTCAGGGAATACTCTGACACGACCAAGCATAAGTGGATCGTTATTATCCACTACCTTACCAGGGTAGATAATTTGTCTAAAATTTTGAGGTAACTCCTGAATGTTTACGTTACTCATTGTTTTGTTCTATTTTGAAACTCATCAAATAATTTATTGTATGCCTTTTCTGTTGCATCTAAATGGTGTGTAAGTTTAATAATCAAACCTTTTGTATTTTCAAAATCTTCGGCCAAGAAATCCATCGATGAGGTAAGATCTTTGTTGGATTTGTTTTTATAGTTTGTCAGAACTTCTTTTATTTTTTCTTCGTCCATAATTAGTAAGATTTTCCTGAGGCTTTTACTGGTTTAGTAAAACCAGGACCTGCGGCGGTTATTACAGTTAAAGGTGGTATGAATATTTCTGTTTTACCATTTTCTGCTTGTTCTGCATTTTGACCCTTAATCATATTAAAAAAAGCTTGATTTATTTGGTTGGGAGATCCGTCTGGTAGGTCACCTGTAGGTAAACCTGATTTTTGAAGATTTTCGATTACGTTTGCAAATGCTCTTGTGTCTGAAACACCATTCAGAAATTGTGCACCAAACAAAACAAAGTTAGGTATTTGTAATCCACTATTTTTCAGTGCTAATGACAAAAGTTTCAATAGTTCATCAACCACGGATTTACATCGTCGGAAGTCAATTGCAATACTGGCCAATTGATAAAGTACAAAGGTTATACTCGCAATCATTTTTAATCTTTTATCCTTTGCTTCTGTGGCAATTTCGAATACTAAACTTTCCACCAAAAGTTTAATATTCTTTTTTATTAATTTGAAAAGTTCTTCTATAAATATTGCGGTGATTTTACTCATTATCTTAATAATATAGTTTTTGAATGCAAGTAGAAAAGTTTTCGCATCTTCAACTAAATCGGCAATCTCACTTTTAAGTGCTTTAATCATTACCATCAATCCTAACAAGACTTTTGGAGATATAATTGAACTCAACATTGCTCTTGGTAGTTGTTTTAAATAATCAAATTTTACAGACAAATTTATCTGTAAACCCGAAGGATACGATAACAACCAATTTGGGTCCTTAGATAATTCATCCAAAGATGATTGAACTAACGTGGAAGCTTCGGTGTCATTCTTGGCATTTCTGACTTTTTGGATCATAAGTGACGTTGATTCCACATTCACGGGAAATCTCACGTTACCGCAGTCTTCGAATTCAGTTATACCTTTTACAATGTTATCAATTTCGTCATTGAGACTTCTCAAATCTTGAGGGGATAATTCATAAAAAGTATCGTCAATAAAATCTAAGTCTGAAAGTTTGGATGTACCTGCAACATCAATTTCTTTTCTTTCATCAAAACAAAGACCCATCATTCTTTGTAGTATTTTTTGTAGGTATCCATTAACTTCAAGTTGATCCTTTGGGATGTTCAATGAAAAATCGACCATACCCGTCAATAGGTTCATAATGTTAGCGTATAACACTTCAAAATCCAAGATGTTAATACTAGAGTAGTAATCAACCAAAAAGTCACCAACTCTATTAACGTTGTTTAATCTTGAGTTGAGAGTAACTTTAAAAAAGTCACCTGGGGTACCGTTACCATCCTGAGTTGCGTATTCGATATTGAAAAGTTCTTGACCTGATGCTCCGATGTAATTTTGATTGAATTCTTGATTGTAACTAAAACCGATATTCTGTAACCTATTGTACAATTCCCTATTCATACTAAAAGGGAGTGTGTTGATATCTACAGGTTCTTTTTCATATAAAAAGTTGGCGATAGGATCTGCGGGGTCTTCAACTAATTTTTTGAAGATATCAACTGATTGAACCCTTACATATAGAGTTGTGGGTTCAAATTCTTGTTCTTGTGCACAACCAAGAGTTGAAACTGTTTCAGTGATAATAATGTCTTTGAGTTTACCTTTAGTCGCTATTGCCGCCTCTGTAAAATATTTTAATAAAATATTGACAGTATCCGAAGATGTGGATCTTGGTGTTGTTAAAGAAAAAATATCAATTAATTCGTCTAATTGATTTTTAACTTCTTTCTGTGACTTATTTGTTTTTTCAGTAAAGTCATCAAGTGTTTTGGACACTGAACTTTTTTTTGGTGAAAAATTGTCACCGGAAGATTCTCTTCTTTGTAGATCTTGTGACTTTTTATTTTCTACGGTGGTTTGGTAGGCACTGATTTTAGATTTGACTTGTTTGTAGTCGTTTTGTAAATCGGTAGACATTGTAAGTTAATTAATGTAGTTTATACCCACCGTCAAAGTCTTCATTTTCTAAATCTTTCTGAATTAGTGCCTGAATAACATCTTCGTCCATTTCAGCTAAACTGAAATTATCCTGATTGGAGTTGTTTGACTTTTCCCAAATAGTTGATTGTAGTTTCGAAAGTGTCAATTTCTTTTCTATTGTATCGTTAATGATTTTTTGTTGTTCTTTAAGAACTCCGGTAATTGATGCCACATTTTTTGGATCGTTCATCATACCAATAAGTTTATTTTGAATTCTAATTACAGTAGTTCTTTGTTCTACAAGTTCATTATAGATTTCCTGCATAA